GCCACATTCCTTTTTCTAGAAGTGTAAATGAACCCATGTCGCTACGTAACTTCAAGAAGCTCTCCTCCATTTGACCATATACATTAAGGAGAGGGATTCTTGAGGGTATGTCGAATGGTGCTGCCAAAGTATCAGTTGGCTCTATCATCGAGAGATCAAGAACAAGCTCTTGGGCTAATAACCCAAGGGGTTTACCTTGTTTGAAATCTAACGGGTTAGACTCATAGAAGATTGCCTGAGCAATATTGCTTAACATATATGAACATGCAAAATCGCTTAAATCAGGTAATGGCAGACTAAATCGCCTAACGATGGCTTTCACACCATCGCTAGCCGATATAGTCCCCCTCATGATTTTAGTCATGACTTCCGTGAGGAAACTCCTCTCTTCAACTTTAGCGCTAAAAGTAGCGTTAAACTTGAGGACTCGTTGATAGAATGCTGATACAGTGGGGGGAATCCCCTTCTCCCATACCCAACCTTTCCGAGTCTCCTCAGTGAGTAAATTTGTAAATAAATAATCTCTCCTAGAGGTCTCAGATAAACTGGAAATTGGAAAAGAAGTAATCTCTTGGCCGTTAAGTACCAATCGCTTGGCAAACTCATATAGTTTGTAAGAGTGATGAGATTTAACGTCCGAGATTTCGACTCCGAGGCTGCAAAGGGTAGTAATGTATAGTTCTGCTAGGTGTTTATCACCTATTAGAACATCATCGCCTAAAATGGCGTATTTCGCATTACCCCATTGGATACCAAGTAGTTGACAACACCACCACATTATATAATGGTGAGCAACTGCAAAAGAGTTCCATGATGAATAGAAACCCATCGGATTTCCAACTGCATACCTCACGGTACGCCCTTGAAAATCAAATGGAATTCCTATCATGATTCTCTCCCAAGCTTCCACATACCATGCAGGCAAAAGTCCCCCTAGAACTTTACTAATGACTTCGATTGGAAATCTATCAGTAGCGGCTGTTAAGTCGATACTGTAGAATTCAGTCCAGTCTTTACTAGATTCTAGGGCCTTTGACTGCTGGAATGTACAATCTTGGGGTATCTTTCTTAGTGTTCTGAATAGGTAGTCATGAAACCCTCGTAACACAGTTTGAGACCAATAGTCTCCTATTGCGATTACTCGAGTTTTTAACTCCATATCCGGAAACCAAGAAAGCCTCCTAAGAGTAGTTCCCTGCACTGGAAATAATCTTTTTGGTAGTAAGGATAAAGCTGTAGATAATAAATCTAAACGTTCTACAATTCTCTGTCCTCCTACAATCCTAAGGTCTTCATAGAGTTGTGGATACTTCTCTATGATCATCTTAAGATCTACCATACTTGTCCAAAGAGCATGTCCGTTAGGACCTGCTTTTGTGGTCATATGGTACTCTTTAAAGAATATTCCCTTTGGGACCACCTTCACAGATGGCCTATATCCTAATTCCTTCCAGAAAAGGTGTACTGATTCAAAAGTCAATAAAGAAGCCACGGGTTTACGTGGGTCCTCTATTGGTTTTAAATTAGGAGCCTTTCCTAGAGATAGAGCACGTGTTGAATAGAGTACTGTTAATGTTAGCCTAAGAAGGGTAACATTATGAATACTTTTCTTCAATACGGGCCCTAAGGAAACAGGATATCCGTCCCTGTCAACAGGTACACCAACTACTCTCTTAGTTTTCGATTCACCAGATAAGAAATGAAGTAGTGCTAGACGAGTGTTTTTACACCACTCTACTAACCCTACTGCACCTCTAGTATCATGAATTTTACTCATTTTGGAGAGTAAAGGTTTTAGTGTATCCAGGTAGACTGGCTCTTGAGGCTTGATCGCCTCAAGTAACCAGCATAGAATCGACCAAATTCCTGCTAAATTACTTATAAATAAATTTTTGGCAGTGATTTTGAAAGTTCTATGGTGTAGCAATTATCTTGCTATCCTACCTAGGATGACTAGTCCTAGGAAAGACTTGTGTATGTGGCGTCCGAAGGCGGACCGGTTTTAACATACCGGACGATCATCCGGG